AGGTGTTTAGTGATATTGATTTCAGTAAAATGCCTATGGCCAGCTAAGAAAGTATCTTCTTGCTGTTCTTTGTGTGATTCAAATAAATTAATTATATGGTTGCATTGCTCTTTTGTAAGAACATTGTCCCAATAACTAACATAATCCATCATATCTTTACTCCTTCAAATTTAGAACTAAACTTCCGTTCTCTATTACCAAAGGTGTTCAGAGGTTTGTCATCTTGTGGTGAACCAGAATCCACGATATCAACTTGTGCGGATGCTTCTGCATCATACAACCGCATCTTAGCTCTATCAACACCAACAACGAATCGTTTGTATAGGTTTGGATCACCATAACGATTCTTCAATTGCTTAACCATAATTTGATTAAGTTGTTCCAATTCTTCAGTACTAATCAAAGCAAACATAAAGTCAGCCGTTGCAGGCAAACCAAATGATTCTGAAGTATCTTCCAGACCAACATCAGTATTACTGAAACCACTACGAGTCGTTTGTGTAGCACTTACAACAGGCACAGCAAACTCTACAGCCAGACCTCTCAATTCTTCAGCAATAGATTTAATATAGGCATACGAGTTGATACTTGCACCCATCTTAATTCTACTTGAACAACAAATATTCAGGTAATCAATAAAAATAATATCTGGTGTAAAGTTTTTCTTCAACTTCAATTCATTCAACAAAGAACGGAAGTGTCCTGCATGAGCAGATGCTGTTGGATATTCCTTGATGATTAGTTTACCCTGTGTCTTGTTTTTCAATACATCAAACTTCCGCAAGTAATCTTCACGGCTCAATGTTTGCAATTCATTCAGGTCAACATTCAACAAGTTAGCATCGATTCTTTCAGCAATCTTTTCTTCTGCCATTTCCATTGTGATGTATAATACATTATGCCCTTGACTAATTGAAGCCGCAGCACAATGACACATGAACAATGATTTACCAACACCAGTACCAGCAAGTGCGATGTTCAAGGTCTTAATTGGAAAACCACCCTTAGTAATCTTATTAAACAGGTCAAGGTCAAACCTGATACGAGATTCAACACGGTGATAGAAATCATACCGTGAATCTGAATCATTTAAGTAATCGTGGCCAACAGAACTATCAAACGATACACCAAGTGCATCACTCAATAGTTTTGGAATCTCACCCTTAGATTTCTTATGTGTCTTGTCATCTAGAATCGAAACTGATTCCATGATGGCATTATAGATTGCTTTATCTTGGCAAAACTTTTCTGTTTGCTCAGTCAGCCATTGTTGTTCACTAGGCTCTTTATCATCATGTATTTGTTCCAAAAGAGTTATCGCATTACGAACCTCTGGTTCAGTAAGCGATTTACTTTCGGTGAAATTAATTACTAGAGCTTCGTGTGTAGGTAATGCTTTGTATTTGTTTGTGAATTCAGAGATTTCCCTGAATACATTTCTTTCTGTTAAATCTGAAAAATAATCTTGTCTAATGAATGGTACAACTTTGCGAGCATATTCTTCATTGTAAATCAAATTCTTCAGGATCGTGGTTTCTAGTCGGTTCATTCGCTTGCTTCATTAAAATTTCAGAAAGGATATCTCCCATTATTGTAACAAAATTATCATCATTTTGCAATAGGTCTATGTCGTGTTTGCCTGGATTAACTAATGTAAATCCAAATTCCAATGTAGCAAACTCGCCTTGCTCTTTGACTCTAACCTTACCATAATGGTATACTACGCCTGCATAATCACCTTTTAATACCATAATGCCTGTGATATCGGAATTGGTGAAGTCTATAAACTTATAGTCCTCACCTTCCTTCGGCACTTTTTTCTTTTTGCCGAAACCAAACATCATTCTTCCTCTTGCAACAATTGTGGTTCTGTTTCTTCTTCCTCATCTTGCAACAAGCTACCGTAAGCAATACCGTATTTGTGCTTGATGTGTTCTTTAAACATATCACTCTTTAGAATTGGATTCCAGAATTCAGCTGTCTGTGTTTTTTCCATTGGCATCATATCACCAACTTCACCAGTTTCTTGGTCAATTAGTGCGTAACCAGTTGAACGACTATACTTGCCTACTGAAATCATTTTGGCTTCGACTGCTAAGTCCAATAGACCAGAATACTTCTGAATACCACCATCAAATGTTACTAAGAATGGGAATTTAGATTTCTCTTTTACGAACCTAGATTTCTCAATATTGATTGTGAAGTTATAACCAATCAACTCTTTATCGCCTGATGTTTCTTTCTCTTGTGCTTTACCAATAATGAATACTTGGTTTGCAGAGTACATACCACCAGTGCCACCAGACATAACAGCCTTTGAATACATTTCCATTGTCTGATAGGTGTGATTGACTGCAATACAAGGAATATCTTTAGTGGTCAAGTGTGGTGTAACAATACGCCACAAAGATTTCATAACACGGGCACGAGTCATGTCAGCAACAGATTTACCATCTAATGCATCTTCAACTTCTTTTTTGGATGCCAAGTTACCAACAGAATCAATAAAAATAATCACTTTGTCACCACGCTCGATTGCTTCGAGGCGTTGTGAGATATCAAATTTCAGTTGTTCAAGGTGTTCGATTGGTAAATGGATAACTCGACTTGTATCGATACCATTTGTTTGAATATATTCTGGTGTGATACCAAATTCAGAATCATAGAATAGACAAACAGCATCTTTGTATTTGTCCATGTAGGCCTTAACAAGAACCAGACCTAGTAATGATTTGAAGTGTCGTGATGGACCGGCAAGAAATGTCAGACCAGAAATTAGACCGCCCTCTGGATCAGCAGACATAGCAATGTTAATAATTGGCACATCTGTTGAGATTGGGTCTTTCTTATTGAAGAAGTTTGAATCACTCAATACTTCCGCCGATTTAATAGAACCGGACTTTTTCATTTTGTCTAATAGACTCATTTGTTTTCCTTTAATTGTTGATTGTTTTAAAGAGGGGAACTACCCCTCTTAATTTTATTTATACAGCAGGTAACTATCCAAAGAACGAATCTAAGGAGTTTACCTTCTCAGTAGTCCAGCCCACACAATCCAAAATCACTTTGATTGGCTCAAGAAACGCTTTATCAAACTGCAAATCATAATCAACATACTGGTGCAAGCCGAATTCTTTTGGCAACCGAACAGGGTAAGAAATCACATTATCTTTAAAGATATTTGGTTGTTTAAGATAAGTAAATTTCAACTTCTCACCTTCTTGGATGTAAGGGTATTGTTTATCTAAACCAAGTTGCTTCAAGTAATGATTGTACAAGATAGCACCACGAACATGAATTGGTGTTCCTTTCTTATACATTGTCACTCTATCTGCATACTCTTTCAACCCATTACAACCACGAGGGAAAGAAACTTCTTCAGGCGGCAAAGTTCTGAATTGTTCTCTGAAGTCTGCGATAAACTTATGGATATCTTCTTCAGTTCCATTCACAACAATGCTGATGGTTTCTTTCATCTTGTCACGAATAACCGATGGTGTCGATGATTTAACCATCTCAAGACCCATCACTTTCAGGTGTGGTTCAGCATACTGTACACCTTCATTATTGTACACATTAAGAATGTACCGTTTCTTGGCAGTCCAGATTCCTTTGTCAGATAGACCCTCACGCTTCATCTGCATCTTCTGAGCATAAGCATGAACATATTCAGCCAACTCAGTATAAGATTTGTCGATGAATGGTTGAATCTTTTCTTCACAGATTTTATCCATCAAAGAAATTACTTTCTGTTTATCTGATGTATCTTTGATAAACTTGTCAACGAGTTCACCCATACGGAGATAAATCGAATCAGTATCAGAAGCAATTACATAATCACTATCTGTGTTCAATAATTTATTCATGTATTGGTTAATCTTTGCTTCGATCCAACGAATAGACAATTGACCAGCAGTTGTAACACCAAGAGCCAAACGCAAATCATAGAAACGGAAGTATTGTGAACCCAATGCACCGTAAGCGGAGTTTAGAGAAACTTTCTTTGCAAGTTGTAGGTTATTGAATCTTGCTACACGTTTTTCAATTTCATACTTCTTGCTATCATCTTTCTCATTCTCATACTCTTGCTGTGCCTTGAGCATCATCTTCTTAAACTTCTTACGATCCTCATACATTTCTTCCATCATTCTAGGTAAGAAGCCTTGAACATCTGTACGGAAGAATTGGCCATTTGGTGTTAGTGTAACATCTTTTAGACCACTGGTGTCAACACTCTTACTGAGCATCTTATCAACAGAAACACCTTTCATAACAACATTACGCATCTCATCGGTGTAATCCGATGTTTCAATTAGTGTTTCTGGTGAAATGTTATACTGCATCATCAAGTGTGGGTAAAGACTGTTCAAATCAAAACTAGCAACCCAATTATGCATACCAACTTGTGGGTCTTTAACGAATGCGCCTTCGAATGCGGAAGTTTTATCTTTCACAACTTTAGGTGGAACAATGATGCCTTTTTCCAAGAGATAGGAATAAGTCATTGCATCCCACATACGAGTCTGTGCAAAAATATCTTCGTAGTTTGTTTTCGTATCATAAGCAAGAGTAAGACCAAGTTCAATCAACTTCAACTTATCTTCCAATCGGAGAATGAGTTCAACGTCTTTGATGTTATACTCGATAAACTTTTGATAATTCAGGCGATACAAAGCGTGAAGGTTATCATACTCATCATATGAAAGTTTACTATCACCAAGTTCTACGTTAGCAATATTGTCCAACTTATATGATTCTTGTGACTTACCGCCTGGTGCATACCAACGATACAACTCAATGTAGTCTAGTGATGACACACCGACCATTTCATATGCAATCAGCTCACGGTTATTAGAAATAACTTTACGCTCACTAATCAAACCCCATGGTGAAAGTTTCTTTGTCTCATCTTCACCTAGAATACGGCGAAAACGATTAATCAAATAAGGAATATCAAAGAACTTGGTGTTCCAGCCAGTCAACACATCAGGACAATTTTCTTGCCAGTGTTGTAGAAATGTTTTACATAAGGTATATTCGTCAGTACACTTGATGTACTTCTCCGAACCTTTTGTTTCATAGTCGCCACAACCAAATACAACTGTCTCGCCTTTCAGAAAGGTCACACAGATTGCGGTGATTGGTTCATTAGCAAGGTATGGGTCAGGAAATCCATTCTCTGAACCGACCTCGATATCGGTGATTGCAATGGAGATATCATCAATATTCCAGTCAATCATCTTTGGATGTTCATCAGCAATAAATGCATATGAGTATCCTGTGTTGCCATAGATTTTGAAATTTGATACTTCATCATATCTCTTAACGAAATCACGGCACTCACGGATAGATTCAAACTTCATTGGTTCAAGGTATTCACCATTGAGAGTTTTGAATTTTGTTTCTTTCTTCGCTGGCAGAAAGAGAGTGGGCGTATAGCCAATTTTTAGTTTGACTCTACGCCCATCTTTGACGCCACGGTATAGAATGTTGTTGCCTACGGTGGCAACGTTTGTATAGTATCTAGTCATTCATATATTATATCAGAGTTTAGGAATGGAAGTGGCAATTTCAATACCACTACCAAAAATTTTACTATACTGATTCATCACCTCTTTAACGGGTGTTGATACCATCAAAATATCTTCATTCTTAATTTGGAATCCTGTACGGAATTCTTCCGCATATTCCACAAAAGGAGAGAATGCAATACTTGATGGTTGATTTGGGCCTTGCGGTGGAACAGATACGACTTGAACAGGATGTTTTACGGTAGTGTAAACAGTACCTTCTTCTACATCACCTAAAATCGTATGGTTCGTCTTGAATGTTATTAGTTTTGTTGGCATAATGTTTAATCTCTAAAATTGATTCTTGTGGTTTCTTGTTTGCAAATTTAGTGGCCTCACTTAAAGTTTCAAACCACTTATTGAGGGCTTGTTGTGAACCCTCCATCAAATAAGTAACTTTAAACAATTACTGGCTCCTCGGCATCATAGACAGCGAGGGTAACCCAGCGTTTTGGGAATAACATTTCACGACCACGAAAGTCGTTCATGTCAAGTGTTGGGTCTTGTACTAGACCAATCAATTCAACTTTGTTGTCGAATTCACGGAGAAACAAATCATACTTGTCGGCACGTGGAAGTTTATGTTCTACTGCCATCTTTTTTGCGAGTTCACGAATGTTCATCATTCACCTTTGTTAACATAGAAAAATCATTATAACATAACCAATGTTATTGTGCAAGGATTATGTTACTATAAATGGGGTTAAATTTGGTTCTTGCCAACCATCAGGCTTCAATACTTTGCCGTCATGGCGTTTCTTAACCTTACCTGTTGATTCATCAATCTTACATAGGTTAGATTTAGCAACCTCTGCCCATGCACCTTCAACATTGTAACCTTTTGCGTAACAATAACCTAAAATAACCCAAATCATATCCATACAGGCATCAAGTTGTTCAACTTCATCTTCTTGGTGCCTTGCTAAAACGAATTCGGTGTATTCTTCTTCAATCAATCTAGCATAAAGATTTACACTATCAATTGATGGTTGTTGGTCACAAGCTTCAATAAACTTAACCACATCATTATTCATACTCATTGTTTAACCTTTTGAACAATATCTTTATAACCAGACCACGATGGGTGAATTCCATCTTTTTGTAGTCCATTAATTGGAAGTACCGTATCACCATAATACTCAGCCAATTCTTTAACAATCTTCTGAATATTTTCAATAGGCACTTCACTTGCTTTTAGATTACCTGCTGGTAGAATCCAAAAAACTCTTTTAGCACCGACTCGCTGGCGCATCTCAAACAACTCATCATAAGTTTTAATATACTTATGGTCGTTTGAACCAAGACTGATAATTACTGTTTCAGCATAATAAGATTGTTTGTACATCTTATTAAATTGCCATGTGTTGATGCCACCTCGACCAACAAGTTTGCACTCTTGGTAAAACTGATGTGTGCCAACAGCAATACTATCACCTATAACCATACATTCTAACATTATTTAATAAACTCCATCAATAAAGGTTCATTCCAAATCATTTGAACTGCTACTGCAATTAAAACACCAACACCAATCCATATTGTTTTAGGCCAACGATCCATGATTTTAGCCACAACTGTACTACCAAACAATATGATAGGCACACTCAACAGTAAACCAAAGATTATCAACCACCAGTTACCGCCTGCAGCACCTGCGATAGCAAGAGCATTATCAAGACCCATAACAGCATCAGCCCAAACAATCGTTCCCATTGCACCCCAAAAACTTGTAGAGGCATTAACTGTATGATTCGTATCTTGTTTTTGGAGTAATTGCCAAGCGATGTAAAGTAATGCTAGACCACCAATCAATCTTAAACCAGGAATCATTAGTAAGTAAGTCAATGCTGCTACACATAAGAAACGAACAGCAACAGCACCAAGAGTACCCCAAAGTAATGCTTTCTTTCTTAGGTTCTCTGGAAGATTTCTGCTGGCCATTGCTATGACTAAAGCATTTTCTCCACCTAATACAACATCAATTAAGACAATAGCACCAAGTGCCCATATAAGTTCTAACATTACTTTCTTTCCTTCAATGAGAGATTTGTAATATGAATTGAACCATCTATCATTTGATAATCTAGTTCATCACCAACTTTCCAACCAAGTTCTTCCATAAGTTCTTCTGGCATTTCAACAATAGCATCGCCATTATCACAGATTTCTAAAACTTTAGATTCAAACTTTTTCGACATGAATATCACACTTATCTAAGAAGTCTAATCCTTCGGTTGTACGATATGTGTTTCTATAATACACACTACTGATTCCCGCTTGATGTATAATTTTGGCACAATCTAAACATGGAGCGTGAGTAACAAAAAGTGAAGCACCATCACTAGAATTAGTACTGCGAGCAATTTTAGCAATTGCATTCGTTTCAGCATGAAGTACCTCCGGTTTAGTTTTCAATCTGTAATAAGTGCCGTCCGGTTCTTGTAATGGGTAATCAAGATCCGCATACTCAATTCGTTTCGACCATTTATCTGGATATTCTTTGTACTCACATTCGTTTGTCCAACCAGCAGGCATACCATTATAACCAATACCAATGATTGTGTTATCTTTAACAACAACACAACCGACTTTCAATCGGACAGCTGAAGATAATTCAGAATACACTTCAGCCGCCTTCATGTGTGCATCAATATATTTCTGTTTCATACTTCAAATGTTTTGAGTTTGAATACATCAGCTCTATCTTCGTAACCGATATATCCGCGAGGGTTACAAACAATTCGTGTTTGATTCAATACATAGTCAAATACTTCATGTGTATGACCATGTGTCCATAATTTAATTTGAGGGTGTGCTTCGATAAAGAAATCTAAAGTTGAGCTGTAACCACCATTCATCAAAGTATCATGTTGATATCTTGGGTGTGTAGAAAGTTTTGATGGTGCATGGTGACCAACAACAACAAATTTTTGGTCATCTTTACCTTCAACAACATGGCGGATATAATCAACTGTTTTCTTATGCTCTTCAACAGCATCTTCAGGTGAAAACTTAGCCACACGCTCATGGAAATTACCATCAGCATCACGGAATGAAACTTTCTTATTACTGTTTTTGACACAACGAAAATCATTCATCATGCTACCAATAGTTTGAAGTGTCATAGGATCTTCACCGTTCATATCCGTCCACAAAGTTCCACCAACAAAAGTGACACCATCAAGTGTGACTTTCTCTTTGTCTAAGATGTATAGATTTGGAAGATAATGGAGATTGTATTTCAAATCTCTAAGTGTATCTCTAAAATCACCGTGATAATGTTCGTGGTTGCCAGCAACATAGACAACATACTTAAATTCATCAGAGCAATTTTTAAAGAAATCGTGGATTGCTTCCGATTTACTCATTGGTGAACCTAGTTCGAGCAAATCTTTAGAAACACAGATATCACCAGATAATACCAATACATCGGCGTTATCCGTGTTTCTAAGAATTATGCCACCAAACTCAAGATGTAAATCGGAACAAACTGCAATTTTCATAATATATCCTTACAATACAACCATTATAACTTAATGGCATAATAAATGCGGCAATCATCCAATAATATTAAACGCCGCCTTATTAACTAAAAAGGTTCGTTGAGGATTATCTTCTGAATATACCTTAATAAAAGCCTTTTCTTCGACTAATGTAACATCATCTAAATTTTTACAATATACCACATCTCCGGTATAAATGTTTTTCAGTTTCGTAGGTTTCATAACAAAAATCCATATTAATACATTTGTTCTGGTTTTTTACCAATGTTATACTTTGTGACCAAATCCCATTCGTGTTTCTCTTTGAATGAAATAATTTTAATCTGATGCAATGGTGCTATATTGTCAATCATAATTTGTGGGTTAACAATAGTAATTAGTCCCCATTCTTCTAACAACTTAGCAATAGCATTTCGCCTTTGTATATCATTTTCAGATATATTAGAAGGCTTACCATCCAATGCAAACAATTCTTTAAAATGGACAATATAATATTGACCTTGTTTATGGAGAATATGACAAGATTGGTACAACACTTTTTCTTTGCGTGATGATACACCAATCCGTGTCAATGTCTCACGAACCTTCAAAAAATCATCCTGTTCGTTGAGTGTTACTTCAACAAACTGTTTTAAATCTACCATGATGCTTATCCACCCGTATCGGTTTTTTCTTTTAATAGTTGGATTTGTTCATCACTTAGTAGGCGTAGAGCTTCACGAGCTTTAGAATCTGAAAGTCCATAGACTAACTTCACACATTCTATATCTTCACTTTTCTCAGATTTAACCCACTTTGCGAAAGGTCTTTTCCTAGACCTGACGGTATTTAGTAGAAAATCATTTTGAAGTTTTTTATCGAGGAAATGTCTGCGGTTGACTTCATTTGCATACATTACACAGTCGGAATGATAAGATAACGACCGATTGACGATAAAAGAAATATAGTCCTTCTCTGTCAAATCATCAACAATAATCTGCTTCTTGTTTTGAAGAATAGCATTAACATAATCAAATGGGTTACTCATGCTAAAAACCTCACAAATCCTATCACATCAATAGTAGCTAAGAGGAAATAATTAGCAAGCATACCAAATGACTTACGAGTCCATGCAGCCCAAGCATACATTACACAACCAGAAATCCATAAAGGATAAAGAATGTAAAATGCTGGATCTTTGACCGTGATTGCCAGAATCACAGAGCATGAGATGCTAAAAATCCAAGCAATACATTCAACCACAAACCTGAATGGGTGGGATTTGAAATCACTTTTAATCCAATTTAACCAGTTCATTGAAATTCACATCCCACCATCAGCTCAGTTAGACAGGCAACGGTATTGATTTCTTGGTCAGCTACGAATGCTTGTTTGTACTGATAGTCAGCTAGAATAAGAACGGCTTGTGGAATACTTTGTGGTTTCAAAACATCATACAGATTGTCATACAGTTTACGGAAGAATACTGTAGCATCAATATCATTACTTGCAACCCACTTACGAATAGCACCAAAGTCTTTCTCTTTGATGTACTTAACGATATCACTTATCGACACATCAACAATCTGTGTCAAAATGCCAGTATCAATCTTACCAAACTGTGAGTATCGTTGCAACTCATTAATCACACGGCGAAAGTCTGGAAAGTGTTTCTTAACCAATTCAACAACAACCTTGTCCTCATACTCAACTTTTTCACTTTGCAAAACCGACTGAATTCGCTTAAAGAATTGCGAAGCCATCTGAGCCTTCTCATTATTCTTTAGTGTGAAGTCAACAACAGCACAACGACTGTGCAATGGGTCAATAATACGATTCTTAAAGTTACAAGTAAAAATGAAAGAACAATTACCAGCAAACTCTTCAATTGCATTACGCAAAGCGGGTTGTGTTGAGTTTGGATTTAGATAGTCAGCCTCATCAATGATGATGACCTTACGACCACCAGCGAGCGACATAGACGATGCAAAGTTTTTAATCTTAACACGGAAAGTATCGATACCAGATTCATCTGAACCGTTAATGACCATGTAATCACAACCAATTTCTTCACACATAGCTTTAGCAACTGTAGTCTTACCTACACCTGCACCACCAGATAGAAGAAGATTGGGGATATTATTTTGCGTGACATACTCCTGAAACGGCGTTTTAAGCCGTTCAGGAAGAATACAGTCAGCAATCTTTTTAGGACGATACTTCTCCGTCCATAACAAATGTTCCATCATTCACAAACCTCATAATATAAAATAAACAATTAAGCCTGTTGGCTCAATCGTGCAACAACATCAAGGATGTTTTCTTCTACAGTCCAAGTATTGTTACCAATACCATAGATTGCAGTCAACTTATCACCCTCTTCATTTTCAATTTCAAAAACACTAATCACATGAGCAGGATTAATTGCAATTGAATCTGAAGCATTACCTTTAAAACTATTTGTGAAATAGACCAACATATTAAGCCTTTGTGAAGAATGAGCCAGTCTCAGTAGACACCCAATACTGAAGATTGACAGACTTGTGTTTGAAGTTGGAGATTCCTTTCGATGAAATCTTAACATCATAACCACCGTCTAGTAACTTAGCTAGATGTTCTGTTTTGAAAATGAAACGGAACTTGTCTCCATTACCATCAGCGACTTCTAGTGAATCGGTGTGAGCAGAACTGTCTGACGAATCAAATGCGAGAATAGTAACTTTTGCACCATCAGATTCAACAGCAAGTTGTGGCGAAGCAAGAACACCAGCAGCATTCATAACCCATTTGAAATCTTCATCAGAAAGTGTGAATGAAACTTCTGGATCAGGCATCACCAATTCTTTTTCTGGTGGTGTATTGATTGATGTTGGTTCACAGAAACGATAACGAATCTTGCTACGACCTTTGTTGCCAACAATCTTAACTTCTTTTTCTTCAAACTCAAATGTTGGTGTATCTTTGTGTAGAGATACAACAGACAAGAATCTATTCAAATCATAGATGCCGAAATCATTTGGTACATCTTCTTTGATTGTGACCTGAGCAAGAATATTCTTACCAGATGAAATGGTCTTTAAAACATTTCCTTTTTTGAAAAGGATACCTTGGTTGATTTTACCAAAGTTTTTCAATACTTCAATTGTATCGGTAGATAATTGCATAACTAACTCCATATTAAAATAACAACACCATTATACTACATCACTTTATAAATTGCAACACTCTCTCTACTTCTTTACCTAAATCTTGAATACTGCCATTGTTTTCAATGGTGTAATTGAATTCACAACCAACCCAATCCCATTCCGATTTATGGATTTTTTCAAATTGCATGAATTTGGTTCTTTCCGTTTCTAAATGTATTTTCTCAAGGTGTGGAAACCAAAGTGGATCTTCACCACGTTTGACTCGAATAACAATACCACCATTATCTTGGATGTATTGTATTTCATTTTTGAATCGAACATCGGTAACAACAACATCTTTACCTTTTGCACGATTCAATAATGAAATTACCCATATGTCTTTGTGAAATACATCACGGCCTGCTTCAGTACCCATTTTCTGTAAAGCTTCTCTTGGAGTAAATACACGACCAAATTTTTCACTCCAATAATTGTCTGGTTCTTCACGCCATTTTCTGGACATTTCAGTATCACCCTCAAGGAGTTCCCGAGGCCAACCAAACATTACTGAACAAGCATCTTTAAGTGGTTTGGCGAAACTGTCTTTGATAAATCCTTTTTGTTCAAGGATATCACCGACAGTTCCCTTGCCTGATCCGATAAAACCAACCAAACCTATAATCATAGCTTACCAGTATATTGAGCAACAGCAGGCATATTGCCTGTAAATGCATATGTACCGATGTGTTGTGTTTTCATCCATGGACAGAGATAGATTTTTCCACCAATCTTACGCCACATCTGACAGAACATATAATCTTCTGACAAGTATCGTTCACTACCGCCGCCTGTTATAGACTCTTTGGTGTCGATTACTGTATCAAAGTAAGCATGGATGTATCGTGAGCCATCAAAGTTAGCCTGACCAACATGGTCTGGTTTATATTGAATGAGTGGGTATGCCTCTTTCATCATATCAAATACATGGCGTTTAATCAACATATGCCCTGTACCAATCTCCATGACTTCTAATGGGTCTGATACTTGGAATGATTGTGTGCCTTTGACAACGTTGAAAACATATTCACCAACCAAGTTTTCAAGTTCTTTTGGTTCCATTTGAGGGTGTGCTCTTGCAGCTGCAGCCACATTACCCCAATTGATAGACTTTTTAGGATATGGACCACCAATAACATCTTTATCAAGTGCTAATAGTGCTAGAATATCTTGAGGTGAGTAATGAATATCTGAATCGATAAACAACAAATGGGTATAACCCGAGCGTAGAAATTCATCGACCAAGTAATTTCGAGCACGTGTGATTAGTGATTCGTTGAACAGGAATGAAAATCTAGTTTCGATTCCATATTTGTTGAAGGTTGTTTGTAAATCTAGGCAAGATTTGACATACAGACCGTGTGCCATGCCGCCGTACATGGGTGTAGCAATAAAGACTTTATTCTTTTTTAATTCTTCAATATTGACTTGAATTTCCATAATGTATCCATAAAATAAAAAAAAGGAGAGATACTAATATATATCTCTCCTTGTACAACTAAACGCCGTTAAATTAGGCGAATGTTGCTTGACCGCTTTGGCGGAGTGCCATGATACCAGCGGCAACGATGCGCTTAGTAGGAGTGCCGAGACGGTAGAAAGAAACTTTCTCGCCGTTAGCATTGATACGGCTGTTCAAGTAGATTGCATGACCTTCTTTACGCAACTCATTGATAGTAGCGGAAGGATTAGCAACACCGAAAACAGACTGCATCTTGGTTGCGGTTAGTGTGTTGTAGGCAGAATCTTTCGAGAGATAGGCCAATACTTTTGCTTTTGCTGACATTGTAAAACTCCATAATTTAAATGAATCACTTTCAAAAAATTATCTGAGGTGTGATTCAAACCTCAAGATTAGATACTAGTATAACATAAAAAGTACTCATGTGAGGCAAACATGAGTACAATTGCCTTAGAAAGGAATTTCTTCTGAAGGTTTAACTTCTTCGGTAACTGTTGGTGCCAACATCGTATCTGCATTAGCACCTGCATCAACTTTGGTGTAAAGGTCAAGAAATGACATTTTAGTATCAACATCAAATCGATTGAGGCACAATTCAATTGCTTTCATTCGATTGCCGAATACACCGTAAGTTTTGGAAATATGCACCAAACGGCGAGTGGAAATCACTTCATCAACACCACCTTCAATAAAGGTTTTGCGAATTACATCTGCCCAAGTAACAAGTTTCTCGGCGAATTCATCATCGGCTTTACCGAAAGCAGCCAATTCTTTTTTGATAATCTTACGCTCAACGGCAACTGGAGGCCAGTCTTGTTCATAAGTGTTTAAGAATCGTTCAAGGAAGGCTTCGTTGAGAACATTGGTGAACATATAACGACCATCTTCTGAACCTTTACCTTTAGTATTTGCAGTAGCAACAATGGTAAAACCTTCAGCAGGAATAACATTCTCATTCTTTTTCTTTAACAAGAATGGTTTACCTTCGAGTACACGCTGCAAACAGGAAAGGTTCTGAGCACCATAATCAATCTCATCAATACACAATACAGCACCTTGACGAGCAGCAACGGTAACCGGGCCATCACGCCATTCCATTTGACCGTTAATCAGTACAAAGTTACCAAGTAAATCACTTTCATCGGTTTCAGGTGTCATTGAAACGCATACAAACTTACGACCAAGTTTTGCACAAGCTTGCTCAACTGACATTGTTTTACCGTTGCCTGAATGGCCAGTAATAAAAACTGGATAGAATTGTTTTGATGCTACAATTTTAAGCAGGTCATCATAGTTACCAAAAGGTACATAATTTTTATATACTTTTGGAATTAAATTTTCTGTTTCAAGGTCGGTTACAACATTTGTAATCCGATTACCAACAACTGGTTGGCTTTCAGTTTGTTTCGGCATTTTAATAACCTGAGCTAACATATCAATTGTAGCTGTTGCAGGGACAGCCGTAGAATTTGGAACTTTATATAGTCCACGACCAACACGATTCGATTCATCTTTTGTAAACCAAGGAACACCATAGATTCCCATTTGACTACAAATTTCTTTAATCTCAGTTTTTGTTACCGTATCTTTACCAAGATTTGAAAGCAAAGCAAAAAATTTCTCACGGACTTCAACTTTACTGGTACGCATTTAAAACTCCAAATTTTACTAGAACAACCATTATATAATAAAAAACATCAATTGTCAAGCCCTGTTGCAAATATACAACAGTTTAAACTGCAATGCCATCAATGAACCGAGAAACCATGGTTCGGTTCACTTGGCGTTTTTTGTTCATTTTCATAAATGCCGTTTTCAATTTACTAGCAGTAAAATTGCCAGTGATTGATAATTCTTCATCTTCAATACTCAAATCTGAACCACCAGGCATAATAAAGAAGGCTTCGTAACCAATATTGTATGATTGTAAAAATTTATCTTGTTTCAATTTTTTACACAAAGACATTACAAAATCTGACCTATGAAAGTAGGGAACATTATAATTGAAATCTTGGTTACAAATATCTTTAACTGTACGGCCTTTGTCATCATAATATTTGTTAGCAATTGATTTGTTCATGTTGCGACCATTTTCAGTAATAAAGAAACCAAAAATTTTAGCGCCAGTCACTTCTTTAAACCATTTGAAAATAGCTACACGCAAACTTTCATCGGTTCTATAGTGACTATCATTTTGGTGAAAATCAACTTTGATTTGTAATTTGGAATTATTACGGTCACGAATGTAGACATTCTGAATACTGGATGAGAACCGTCTTGAAGTAAATTTATATTTCTCAATTTCTTCAGGAGTAAAATGATTTTTCTCATCTAGTTTTTCACAGATAAAATCTGATGTGTCAGCATCACCGTCATGTACAATAACCAAATTAACCAAATCAAGGTTGTTAACTTTACGAAACTCTTTAGTGATTGGTTCAAGAGCAACCATTGCTTGAATCAATGGAGTATTACCCATAGATTCTGAAACTGGAACACGGCCGCCACGGCGATAAGCATTACGCAAAGCAACCATGTTGCGAATTGAGTTATTGAATTCAGCATTACTCATTTTAGAATTCAAGTATTCACGCAAATAAACCGGTTGCATATACAAAGCATTTTCTTCTTTTTCAAAACCTACTTTAGGCACCTGATCCTGAAAATCTTGTTGACGAGCTGTGCTAGAGTCACCGAAACCATAAACAACAAAAGGAATATTCACTTTGCGACAGAACATGGTAAGAACCAAAATCTGTTCAATAGAACCATCCATATTTGAGCGCATTGAACCTGAACAATCAAGTAATAGAACCAGACCGTGTGACTTGCCTTTTGGTAACCGTGTCATTTTACGGAAGATATTATCATCAACCTTGTATTTGTAAACCTTACTGATATCAATATCACCAGTCGTAGATACTTTGGCCTTTGCATAAGAACGAGCAGCTTTCTTCATTTCAAATTCTTTAGCAAGCAAACCAATGTAACGCTCATTTTTTGATTTGAAATTCTTAACATCAGCATTCAATGCTTCAACACCTAGAGGGCGCTCTGTAACATAATGATATGTCAATGAGCGGTGAACAACTTTAGCTGGTGAAACAATATCTTCCAAATTGACTTTAGGAATTTTGGCATAAACAAATGGTCGGCATTTTTCATTAAGAAGTTCCGTTTCTTTATTACGGAAACTATTATCAGTTTCACAAGTAGGCTCAAATTCATTATATGAATCATCTTCAAGGTCTGAACCATCTTCATCAAAACCATCACTCGAATCGGACATTTTTTGGTCTTCCGATGAATCATCTTCTTCATCAGTTTCCGTTTGAGTTTTATTTTCAATATCAGAGTCTTCAGCTTTTTCTTCTTCAAAAGCTTCATCATCCGAATCACCAAAATCTAGCTCTGACTCATCACCATCTTCGTATTCATCAGCATCACCAGGAATGAACATTTGTTTTTTTGTTTCAAATTGTTCATCTTTAGAATAATCAAATACTGATTGTGTAACACGAATAACATCGTCCCAAGTTTCACACGATTCAACTTGATTAACCAAATCTCGCTCTTCATCGGTGAAATCAATTTCGGTAATTCCACCAGATTTGGTATAAATGTTTAGACGGTCGATAAAAGACAAACTGTTAACATCACGGTATTTGATACCAAAGAAATCACGGTCTAACAGACTTTGGTAACCTTTGATGAAAGATTGGCGAATGCCTGGATATTTGCGTTTGATTTTCTTTTCAATACGGGCATCTTCAACAACATTCAAAAAACCTTTGAAGTTGGAACCACGGTTAGAAACCGCATCATGCCAACCTTCAGCAGGTGTATGCAGAGCATGGCCAACTTCGTGACCCATAAGCAAATCATACAAAGCACCTGACATATCTTTCCAGATAGGACAGTACAATACACGATTCTTAGGATCAAACTTAGCCGTACTAATTTTTTGGTGTTCGATAGTTAAGTTTTCGGTGGCAAGCAATTTTGCCAATTGAGATTTCGATTCAACAGTAAATGTCATAATACGCTCTGTTTGATTTAGAACAACCAGTATAACACAATCCTAGTTGGATTGCAAGCTCTTTATGTACTCGGTAAGCTGTTGATTTAATTGAGGATTCTTACAAACTTCACTAAGAATGTCTTTAATACCATGGGTTTGGAAGGCTTCTTGAACATCTTGGATACAGGAAAAGTAATGCATTTCCTGCTCTTGCAACAGAATGTCGGAATAATCTTCTACGGGGGCGAATTGAAGTGTGTCCATGTATATCTCCTATCAATGCAACCAGTATAACACAACTGGCTTATTTGTCAAGGCAATAAAAAAAGACTGTTGCTTTTACACAACAGCCTTAGGGAAAGTGGAGCGGGCGTATGGAGTTAAACCAACTATTCGACTTGGGAGAAGAACTGTCATCGGACTACCCGCATTTTTTACTTCATATAATTATATATGCTCTTTATCATCAAAATTAACGGCATATGTTTATCATCGCCCAACTTGTGAAAGATATTTAGCCTTTGTTTCTTCCCATGTCATATAGATTAGGTCATCATAGAAAAGTGTTTCATATGAAACGGCATCTTTCTTCACCAATTGTTTGATGCGACCTTTAGCGTGTTTGGTTTTCCAAATATCAACCAAGGCTTCATAACTTGTATCAAATGATTTCACCAAGGCATCTTGTTTGATTTCACCACGGAGAAATTCGTAAGTGTTATTGTACAAAGGACTAAAGTAAATACCACGAGCATGGTCAGTACGAATGATATCTTTAGGTATACCTAATTTGGTATATGTGAATGCTAAAGAACGATTCTTATGGTCACGCTTATGTGGTTGACCAGATGGTTTTTTAGCAACATACCATTCGAAATACTTACGAGTATGTTTAGCTTTCAACCACTCACGAATGAGATACCTAGTGTCTTTCTCAGGTTCAAATGACACGGAACCTGAAGTGAATCCCATCTTCTGCCAATGGTCAAGGTTATCATATTGTGATAAACCATTTAATTTAGTTTTGCCATACAATGATGTTGTAGTTACACCAACAAGAACATCACCATATTGTTTCTTCCATAATCTCTGTACTTCATCAGATAGGCATAACAATGCTAGTAGTTTACCACCAACATAATTGTAACCTAGTGGTTGGAATGGAACAATTGTAGAACCAATTGCAGTATGATTAATCATGCCACCTTGTGTTTTCAATTCTCTAGGCCAACCAATAACTTCATCACGAGGAGTCAAATCAAGGAAGTCGGAAGATATACAAATAACTCCAAGATACTTACCTGTCTTATCATCTTTAACAAAGAAGTTAAGGTTACGGCCAATATTGGAATTATTCTTCATCGTTGAAATGAAATTACGAGCTGTGTTCCATTTCTCAGGCAACTCTTTACTTCTTTTCAAATCAACTTGGATGTCAGAGCCATCAACACCTTTGGCAGACATTATACCAGAATCATCTGTATATTCCAAAACAGGCTGAAGATTTAGATAGTCATCGTGTGATGTTGGAACCCAAATGTTGTTCTTCACAGAATCAACTATGATTTGCTGCTTTGGTTCTAGAAGTTGGACTTCTTCTCCAAATAAAGTTTGATTCACAACAGTCGGATATTTTTCATGTACTTCACACCATTTCTGGTACAAAGTATATTCTTTTACATCCATTTGTGAAACATAAGTCAAATCACGGATGGTTCTTTCTTTCAATTCGCCATCAACTATATCC